GTTGTGATAAACAGAAGCACTCTGTCCTGTAGATGTGTATGTGCCATATTCCCCTTCAACACTTGTTCTTACTTGAGAAGCAAGTGGAGCAGATGAAAAAGAGTTAAACCCAAACACACTAAACCTTATGCGTCTTGTGCGCCGTCAAATTCAGGCTTTTGCTTGATGATTGTATGCAACAACATTGTATTCCTCTTAGTTAAAAAACATCAAGAAGTTTCCGCTATTTAAAGTCAAAAAATTCCAGCCCGTGTTGTTGCCGCTGTTGGTTGAATTGTATGCGTTCCACGTACCGCCCGTAGCCGTTGAATCTTGAATGTTCATATAGTAAGCGTTGGTTGTTCCGCTAGTCTTGTTGATCGTTCTTGCCGTTCCAGCCGTGTTGCTGTTAAACGTCACCAAGTTACCCGCCGTACCGCTTACGTTAAAAGTGTCTACTGTGAATGATGTTGTGCAAGCATGGGTAATGGTGCATGGCTGTACCGTGTTGTTTAGCGTAGTGCATCTTGCTACGGTTGTTGCGCCTGTACCTAAGTAAAGCGTACCGCCAGAAGCTGACATTGTTAATGTGCCAAATTGTGTTCCCGTAGCTCCTGCCGACCCTCCAGCAAAACACCCTGTATTTGAAAAAACAATAGTTGAACTGGAAACGCTGTATGTTGTGCTTGAATTTGAACCAATAAAACCTGTTGTGCTTGTCCCGCCTGTAATTGTTACGGTAGATGTGCCAAGCGTAAGTGTTTTTGTGTTAGCGTTGGCAAAGTTAAATGTTCCGCAAGTAACTGATTGATTGTTTGAATCAAATGTTCCGTTAACTAATCCAATATTCCTGCTAGTTCCAACCGTCAAAGCATCTTGTAATTGCCATGAGCCACCAACGCCGTTAAAACTAATGGGAAAATCTAAATTCTGAGCATTGGTTGTAATTGTTCGGACAGTTGCATTAGTTGAGCCAAATGTAGTTTGTAGAGCACCAGCCGTCAAACTCATGCCAGATGAGAAAATCAAATTACCGTAAATTGTTCTTGCGTTATTGTTTAATGTACTTGAACAACCAGTAAAATTTAAACCCAAATAATAACCACCGACTGTTACTAAACTTCCCGTATCTCCTGCTTGAATATTTAAAGTTACTGCGACTGCCTCATTACCACCTGCGGTATTGCCATTGTTAAAAGTTCTTGTAAAACCAGAGTTGGTGCTGGTATTGGGTACGTTGACTGTGGGCGTGCCTGTGACGGTTAAGTTGGTTGATGTTGCTACGTTCCAAAGCGTTTGGTTACCTGTGCTGGATGTGCCATTTAAAGATATTGACCCGCCGTTAAACGCTAATGTTCTAGTGTTTGAATTGTTTGAGCCAAATTGAAAACAAGAAGCCGTAAAGCCACCAAGATTTAATGACCCGTTTGTAAGGGTTAAAGTGCTTGCACTAGAAAATGCAGTTCCCAATGTCCAACCACCACCAACACCATCAAATACGGTAGCACTGTTAAGTGACTTCCCATTTAGACTTATTGTTTTGCCAGTTGATGTGGCCCTGAATGTAGTTGTACCTGTATACGACCTTGTAAAGTTTGTAGCGGGCCACAATAAACTACCATATACATCAAACGCCACAGTACCTGCCAACGTCATTGTTCCATCAACAGTAGTAGCATCAAAATCAGCGCAAGTTGCTGCCACAGTCGCCATCGTCACGGTGAAAGCAGTCGTACCTACGTTAGAGTTGGCATCAAAGAATACGTTATCAGCAGATGTTGGGACAGACGCGCCAATAACCCCGCCTGAGGAAGTAGACCAGTTTAAAGTATTTGTACCGTTCCAAGTGCCAGTACCGCCAACCCAGTATCTGTTTGCCATTACTCAGCAGGGATGGGGTTGCCATCCTCGTCGTACAAAATGTTGCCGTCCTCGTCACGCATGTAGTTTGGTGAAGGCGCTGTAATCGCAGTCAGCCAGTTGGCAATCCGAGCTTGCTTCATTGCCTCTAACTCAGCGTCTGTAAACGTGTGATTGTCAGGAAGGTTTAACGCATCCCTAAAAATAATTCCATTGTGGTCGTATTCAAAAATGATCTGCATGATTAAGCCTGTGTTGTTACTGCAATAACATCCCAACGAGTATTGTTTGCATTGTAGATACATCCTACATAAGTGGTTTTATTGATGACCGTAGTTGTTGGCAAAGTTGTGCCGATTACGGTGTAAATTGCATCCCACGTTAATGCTCTTGCTGTGCCGTTATCCAGCAGCCTAAATATTAATTTATTGCCATCTAAAGGCGTTCCAATTGGCGCGTTTATGCTCAAAGCAGACGCAAGGGCTGTATAAGCATAGACATCAGTTGTTGCAATGCTAGGCGTTAAAGATGTTGCTGTTGCCGCTGACGAAACTCTTGGGTTAGTTCTTCCAACTAGCGTAGTAAACGTACCCGCAGCAGCAGTAGTGCCGCCAATAGCAGGTGGATAAGCCAATGTATCCGTAGTGACAGCTTTGCCAGCAGGGTAATCTCCCCATACATCTTTTGTACCAGCACTGAAGTTAACCAGTGAACCTGAGTTACTAGAGGACAGCACCGTATCGCGGCTTAGTGTTGTGCCAGATGCAGTATACGTACCAATACCAATTTCCCACTCACTTGCACTACGATTGACTATTGTGTAGTACGTAGTGTTAGTGTTACCAATAGCTGCAAAGCTTTGAAAGTTAGCTACTGCTCCAGCAAGGGTAAGTGTTCCAGTACTGACAGTAGTGCTAGTTTCTCTAACCCGATCAGCAAGTACGAGTGCCATACGTTAGTCTTTATGTTGCTTGGAAAACACCGTTAGTTCCATCAAGAGTTACGGTAACAGTTTCACCTGCAATAACAACTTGACTAGAACCATAATCCCAATACCCTACAGGAGTACTTGTAGTGCTGTCCCAAAGAATAGCGTATCTAAAAGTAAACCCTGCACCACTAGCAGTCCAAGCAGCAGGACTAGTAAGAACTAATTTGTAAGTGCCAGCAGTTTGTGTAGCACTAGATATAGTAGTTGTATTACCACCAGCGGTATAACCACCTCCAGTAGCAAGGTCAGTTGTTCCAGCAGTAAAGGTTGTATCTGCTGAGTTAACAGTAGCAGCAAGAGCAACTTTCCAAGTGTCTGATCCAGCGTTAATGCCTTCTAAAAGAGGCTCAATTGCTGCGGTATATTTGTTGTACGTTGCCACAATACATCCTTAAGAATAAGAGAGGGTTGCTCTATCAACCCAAGCGTAGTTATATAAAATAGTGCCGCCCGAATAAGTAGTAGCAATACTACCTGTTGAGTCAGACACTATTTTTATAATCTGCCACACTTGGTTTGACTCAGAAGCTCCAGCAGGGGCTTTGCCTAGGTACGCTAATGTTGGGTCAACTACTTCGTAGATAACTTTTTCAATAGACGAACCACCAACCGTAAAGTGTGGTATAGGCATAAACTACCTTACAGGTTCGGGCCTTGTTTAACCATCTCAAGGATTACAGAAAACACTTGAGTACCAGATGTCCAACCTGTAGTTTTAATAAGAATGTCTCCAGTCTTACCAGCTCCAGCGTTGTTGGTTAAACCACCAAAGTTCCAAAAGGTCATACGACCACGACCAGCAATGGGCATGATTACAACGTCTGCTGTAGCATCCCAAAACAATTGAACTTCTAGCTGATCGCTAATTGAATAATCAATGTGGTCAATACGAACTTGAGTAGGCGTAGGGCCAAGGCCACCTTGGTTAATAGCAGCCATACTTACAAATGTATTTAAAGCGTAGTCAGAGGTGTCAAGCACCCCTGCTATCTTCATAATAATATTGCGTGGGCCGTCTTGAAGAATTTGCGTTGTTACTGAGTTAGCCATAGCTACCTCCTAATTAACGAATAACTTCTTGAGCAGCCAACACAAAGTCAGTAGTCAAAGTATCTGTTGCTATAGGAGTAATTTGAAACACAGGGCTAATCAAAGCGTTAGTCAAATTAGTGCCAGTAGAACCAATAGTGACAGAAGTAATACGAGCATCTGGCCCCATGTCAGATGGGCCTGTACCAGAGAAACAGATTAAGTCTGTACCGTCATAGTAAAAACCAACTTCAACAAAGCTGTCAGCAACAGCAGTAGCCACACCAGTTACCAAAGTGGTTGCAGTACTGTTAACAGTAGACACCAAGTTAATAGAAGTGGAAGCAGCAGCTTTAGCAAACCAAATGCCATCTGTAGCACTAGAGCCGTTACGCAAACCTACGTAATAAGAAACGTTGCCTGCTACAGCAGAGGCTTTAAAACGGCAAGTAAACCAAGAACGATTGCCTTTTACAAACTGATAAAACTGTCCGTTTTTATAAGCCGCAGTAGCAGTAGTAGTACCACCAGGAGTCAAGGTAGCCAAACCACCAACACCGCTAACAAGAGCAAATGTAGAGCTAGTGCCAGTGACAGTGTAATCTGTGCCAACTAGTGTGTTGAAATCGTTTGTGTAGGTAGAACTGCCCAAAGCAGTTGTGCTACCAGTGTGAAACGGATCAGGAAAAGGGTACGAGTACAAAGGCTCGTTAGGGTAAGCAGTGGACAGACCACTATAGAGTCGAGTTGGATTTGACATGATAAGTTCCTTTGACGTTGTTTAAAACAACGCCCAATTAAGGGCGTCATTGGAAGACTGTATTCTACGTTACATTTTCTTTTTAGTCATAGCTTTTTTAGCAGCCATCTTAGGTGCTTTGTGTGGAGCCTTCTCCTCACCTTTAGCTTTGGCTTTAGGATCAGGTTTTTGACCCATAGCTTTGCGTTTTTCGTATCCCATAATAAGCTCCTTTGATTAAAAAAGAACCCCCTCCTTGTGAGAGGGGGCTTGTTACTAATAACAATTAGGGGCCGTTAACGCCCCACACAGCGCGAGGATCAGACCAGCCAAAGCTATAACGCTCGTAGCCTTTTGCTTTGACGTTCATAGTGTCAAAGTCATTGTCTTGATCGAACGTAACGCCATGACGCTCGTAGTACTTCATACCAGTACCACCAGGGATGGTGTTACGGATAAACCAAGCGTGTGGGCTTGTGAAGTAGTGGTTCACTTTAAAACCACCTGGGAGGTAGTTGCCAGACTTAATGACGTTGATGTCATTGTTGGCATTACCTGTTTGGTAGCTAGAGTGCAGAATGCGTTGAGCATTAAACACTTCTTGGCGAGCAATGTGCAAGCTGTCAGGTTGAATAGCAACCAACAAACCACGGTCGTTTTGCAGACCCATGATTGCGATCACTGCATCTTCCAAAGCAGCTTCTGACAAGTCAACGTCAACTGTAGGCTTGTTGGCCCATGTACCACCCGAAGTATTAGGGTGAGCAGTAGAACACAAAGCAACACCGTCACCACCCAGATACGTACCGTTAAAGGCACGGTTGTACACGTTAGCAGCAATGTTTTCTTTAGTTTGACGGAAAGACATAGCCAAAGCAGCAGCACGCTTCTTAGACACTTGTTCGTACAAGTTGTCATCCATTTCTTCTTTAGTCACGATATAACCCATTGCGTAAGCAACGTGTGTATAGCGAGTTGTAAAGCCTTGGATTTCAGAATCGTACGCAGTACCTTGACCTTCAGACTTGATTGGCACAAGACCAAAACCAGACAACTGAACATCCTCTTCGTAGTTCATTGTAGAAGTGTCTTTATCAAACAAATCCACATACTCTTCAGGATGCTCGTTGTAGGTTTGACCCCACCAAGCTTTAATGCCAGGCCAAAGAGCCTTGGGATGCGATGCGGTAGTAATTACACCAGCCATGATTATTCTCCTTAATTAAACTGCAAGGTAGTTAACGACTGTGCCAGAGGCAGAACCGATAGTACCGTACTCATGATAGTTAAATTTGCACAATACGCGAACATAAGGGCTAGCTGCGCTAGTCACTTGGTTGTCGCCTTTTTGTACAGCACCCAACATGCGGATAGGCAAAGTAGCCGTAACAGCAGGGCCAGTCAAGACCATATCTGAAAACGGAGCACTGTTGCCCAAAGATGTTTGGTTAGCAGCAGAGATAGTCACAGCAGCGTTCAAAGACAACTGAGCTTGGGTAGCACCCGTAGCATCAAACTGAGCTTCAAACAACACAAATGGATCATCCACAACATACAGGTATCGAACGCTAGTACGAGTACCAGCAGCAATGTATGCTTTCTCCAAAGAAAGAGAGTTACCAACCAAGCTCACACCTGGATCAGCAACACGGATACCCACAATAATACCCAAAGGCAAAGCAGAGGTAGTAGTTGCACCGCCCCACTTTTGGACATAACGAACACCGTTGGTATCCGAACCAGAAGCAGACATGACGCAATCACCGATTGCATAGCTGTTGGTAGTGTCAGAGGTAGGGATAGCGTAAAGACGACCCTGCTCATTCCACTTGCCACCAAGCAAGTTACCAACAGGGCTAAACCCGTTGGCTTTGTTTACGTTAGCCATTTAAGACTCCTTATAAAACATTAGTTAAGTTTGATTCCGTCCCTAGGAGTATAGAACGATGGATTGTCTCCAGTGATCTTACCCTTACGAATAGAAGCATCAATGCGATTGTTTTTAGCTTGCAGTTCGGCTTGATCTTCCTCGTACCACTCTTGCCGCTGCTTCATTAGATAACCGTATTGCTCAGAGCCTTCAGCTCGGGGGTTTACAAGATACCTAATCCTATCTCCAAGGTCGCCATTACGACTAACCACATTCTCACTTATGCCGTCTACTTCATTGGGTCGTACAAACTCGTAGCCACTATCCATAGCTCCTTGAATGCGTCCTCCAGCATCTGTAAAGATGTGGAGGTGATAACCTTCTATGTGTGTTTGGACACCTAACTTAGCTTCCGTACCGTTAAATGCGTTACGGCGTTTTCGAGTTGCACCGCCTGCGGCAGGGGTAGGAGCAGACAATGCTGCTTCTCTCTCTGCTGATTTTTCTAACAGACGATCACGTTTTTCAAACTCATTTAGTGCGCGGGGCATATCAATTTCCTTTAGGTTATATAAAAATTAGTTCCAGTCGAAGTCTGCAACATACTGTTCACGAGTCATAAGCTTTTGCTTAACAAATCGATCACAAGCAGCTTTAGCTTCTTGAGGGAGATTGTCATAGGACTGCGAGTTGCCTCCACTGCGACTCTGCCGACCTGATCCTGACTCCACACGACTACTAGGACTTTGTTTCTTACCAAACTTATTTGGAAACTCTTCTGCTAACACTTCATCAAGCTTATCTAGAAACGGTTGACCTTTAAGCAATGGAAACTCTAATCGAAGGCTTTCACCAATGCCGTTAACTATGCCAGTCATACGTTTGTCTTCTCCAAACCATGTGTTGCGATCCAACCACTGTTGTAGTCCAGGTTCAATAGCACTTGGTGTTGGGTCAGATGTTCGTACAGCATCTGCATCTTTAACCGCTTGTTTAGCTTCTTTAAAATCTTCCTTGGCTTGATCTAGCGCATCATCTAGGGCGTTGACTTTCTGTCCGTCACCATCGCTAATAGCTTGTGCACGGCTTTCTTTAATCTCTGCAATTTGTTTCTCATAATCTTGGGCTTTACGCTGATAAGATTCTTTTTGAAACTTTTTAAACTCTTCTGCTGCTTCACGAAAGTCTTGGAGCTGTTGCTTTGTAGCGTTTAAGTCTTTTATGAGGTTCTCGTTATTCTTACGCAGAATAGGAAGAATCTCTCGACCTCGTTTTACAAATACTTCAGCATCAACCCAGTCAGCTTCATTGCCACGAAATCGTTCTTTAGGAACCCAACCTTGGGATTCAGCTTCGTGACGAATATCTTGGGAGACATCGTTACTAGTAACATTTTCTTCTTCGCTCATATCTTACTCCTAATTTTAAATAAGTGTCAACTTAGTTCTTAGCTAAATAAGGATCAACAAGATCAACGTCAGCATCTAAAGTGCCAGTAATGTCTTTATCGTTAATCATTCGGTAGTGACCACCATCTTTACCCAAATACAGTAAGCCTGCATATTTAGCAAAGATAATTTTGTCGCCAACCTTACACCAAGGTGCAGGTTCATCACCGTAACATTGGTCGCCCATAGCGATAACAACGCCAGTAGTGTTGCCCATTTGTTCTCGTGCTTCTGAAACTTCAGTTGTAAGAATGATGCCTCCTTTGGAGACTTTTTTTACTTCTTGAGGTTTGATAAGCACTCGCCAACCTACGGGGTTAATACCGGATTCATTACTCATTTGTTTCTCTCTTTTGAATAGGTTCAAACATATCGCCGTATTCTAAATTTAGAATAATAGCAATAGCTCTACA